GACTATACAACTGGTTTAAAATTTGCTAAATGGTTAGGTTTACAGGAAGAAGGTTTAATGAGAAAATTTGGTTTCGATGGTTCTGATCAATATATGTATGCGAGGTTATTCTAATGGGATGGACAGCAGCATTAACAGCAGTAACTGCCGCAACATCAGTTGCCGCAGCAAGACAAGCATCAGCAGCTGGTAAGTACAATCAAGCTATTCAAAATAGAAATGCTCAAGTTGCAGAACAAGAAGCTGAACAAATAGAAAAACAAAAAGAATTTGATATTGCTAAATTTGATCAACAGTTTGCACAACTACAAGGTCAAACTAAAACAAGAATATTATTTTCTGGTGCAGAACTTTCTGGTTCTGGATTAAGAATATTAAGACAGAATGCTGAACAAGCAGAAATTGAAAAAGATATTATAGATTATAATGCAAAAATAGGTCAAGCAAGAAAATTTGAAGAAGCTAACTTTTCCAGAATGCAAGGAGTTGTTGCTAGAAATCAAGCTCGATCTGCTGAACTTGGATATTATGCACAAGCAGGTACAAGTTTATTAAGAGGATTTGGAGAAGATTAATGCCTAAGATTCCTACATTTACAGCACAAGCTAGACCTACTGCCGAAGCACCTAGTGTTAGAACTGGTATTCAAATTTCACCTACTGCCACACCTGCTGCTGGATTACTTCCAGCTTTAAATCAATTAACAGATTACTCAATAAAAAAAAGAGATACTGCTGAAAAAGTAGAAGCTGCAAAGAAAGTTTTTGAAATAAAAGGTGAACTCGATAAATATTTAGAAGCTGAAAAAGAAAATATTAATGACGAAGATGCAATTAATAATTTTAAAACTAAATACAATAATTACTTAAATCAACAATTAGGTGGAATAAAAAATAATAGAGTTAAAAAAAGAATACAACAAAATTTAGATTTAGAATATTCAGAGTATGTTTATAATATTAAAAACAATTCTTACAAAGCATTAGAAACAGAAAGTTTAACAACAATCAATAATGAAATAAATTCTTTATCTGGTAAATATGCAACATCAGATAATCCAATATTAAAAGTTAAATATAAAACACAAGCAAAAGAAAAAGTTAGACAGTTTGCTGAAGATTTTGATTTACCAAAAAATGTATTAGATAAAAAATTAGAAGCTGTTGATAGAGATTTTTTATTAGCAGATATGCAACAGTTCGCTGGTAAAGTAAATGGTGCTTCTGAAATTAAAAATTTAGATGATAATTTAAATGGAAGTAAATTTTTAAATGACCAAGATTTTTCAGTTGGTGTTTATAATGCTTACAATTCAAAAATATCTGAACTTACAGTAAAAGGTGATCCAAACTCTGACTATGATAGAGCTGTAGAATTATTAGATGAATTAAAAGAATTTGAAAGATCAAATGGTTATAAAGTTAAAACAGGAGATATATCCGTTAAGATTGATAGCTTAGAACAAAAAATATTAAATGAACAAATATCTCACGATAAGATAATAAGAACTCAAGGAGATAATAAATTATTTTATGGGTATGCCAATGATTTAAAAGATAGTTTATCTAAAAGTATTGCTGATCCTTTTGGACAACCAGAATTACAAGATAGATTAGCAGCAGTAGAAATTGAACAAGAATTTGATAAAAGAATAAAAGAATATACTTTAGCAAATCCAGAAGCAACTTTAGCTGAAAAACAAGCCTATGCTAGATCAACAACTTATGTTTTAAAAAGTAAATATGAAGATAATAAAATAGAAAAAGCATCTACATTTAATTTACAACAAAGTGATACAGAAATTTTATCACAGTATAACGATACTGTTAATGATATGAAAAAATTATCAGAAGGTACATTAGATCAAGATACAATAGAATCTTATGAAAGTTTAGCAAGAGCTAATGGTTATCAAGATATTCAATCATTTATGAATGATTACTTACCATTATTGAAATCTCAAATTCAAGGACAATAAATGGCTAATGAATTTTCTCCAGAGGTTCTAAATTTATTAGAAACCTACAATAAAGAAACTATTAAAATAGAACCAGTTAATTCTGGTTTAGTAAAAAATCCAGATCAAGAAGATGCAAACTATTAGAATATTGCAACAGATATGGCTTTATCTGCACCACAAGGTGTAGTTAATGCAATAGAAGAACAGGGTGATTTTTTAGATGAAAATATAGTTTCATTGGGTGGATTAGAATTTGGGGATAAAGATGGTAAATTAACATTTAAAGATTTTATTCCAAAATATGTTTCACCTTCAAAATGGAAAGCAGAAGAGTATTCAAAAAAAAGACAATTACCAGTATTTCATAAACCAGAAACATTAGCTGGAAATATGACAGAAGGAGTTACAAGATTTCTTACTGGCTTTGCAGGACCAGCTAAATTTTTAAAAGGTGCAGGTCTAGCAGGTACATCTGCAAAAGCAATTTCAAGAGGTATGGTTGCAGGTGCTGTTGCTGATCTTACTGTCTTTGATCCAAACGAAGGTAGACTATCAGATATGTTAATAGAATTTGATTCACCTGTTTTAAATAATGCGGTTACTCAATATCTGGCTACAGATAAAAATGATGGTGAAATGGAAGGTAGATTAAAAAATGTTTTAGAGGGAATGGCACTTGGTGGAATTGCTGAATCTATATTCTATGGAATTAAAGGTTTCAAAAAAATGAAACAAACAAAAGATTTAGATAAAAGAGCTGTATTACAAAAAAGAGCTGATGAAATTATTAAAGATGCACAAAAAGGAAGAAAATCAAAAAGATTAAGAAAATTTGCATTAGAAGATAATGATGCAATTAATACTAAAGAAGCATTAAAAGTAATTACTAAATCAAAGGAAACTGCAAAACAAGATGCAGAACTTTGGTTAAAAAAAATATTAAATACCAAATCATTTACAGGTGGTGAACAAGTATTAAGAACAATAGATAATATTGTTGATAATGGTTTTGATGATCTTACAAAAGAATTTTTAGAAAATGATGTATTGGCAAATGATGTTGCATTGGAACTTGCAGAGATTGCGGGTAGAGATCAGAAAGAAGTATTAAAAGCTATTACAAAAGAAGGTGTAAGATCTAAAGATGCAACAGTTAGAATGCTTACCAATAAAATGTTTTTACAACAATTAGGTCAAGATTATATAGATGTATCTACAAAATATTTAGATGAGTTTGGAGAGAATGTAGACAAATGGTCTAAAGAAGCTAAAGAAGAAATGGCTTTAAGAGGTAAGGTTATTCAAGAAACAACTTATGCTTTGAAAGAACAAATAAGAAGTGCTGCTAGAGTTACACAAGCAGGAAGAATTAAAGTTACACGATCTGGTGGTAAAATTTTAGAAGTAGAAGATATTGCTAATAATATAAAAAACTTCAATGCTAATCCTGCTGTACTTGCAAAAAAAATAAAAGATATGAAACCTAAAGATGCAATCCATGAAATTGCAAAAACTAAATCTCAAAAAACTATAGAAGTATTTAACTCATTATATATCAACTCATTGCTTTCTGGAACTTACACTCATGCTGTAAACTTTTTATCTAACTCTTATGAATTATTATTAAGACCATTAGAACAAATTTCTGGTGGTGCTTTAAGAGGTGATATTAGATCAATAAGAACTGGATTTGCACAATACCAAGGAATGTTATTTACAATGGGTGATACCATAAAAGCAGTTGGTACAGCATTAAGACAAGGAGATGCAATACTTGATCCATTATCAAGAACACAAGATAACTTGAGAATTGTAAATGGTAAAGCTGTTAGACCTATTAGTGGTTCTAATCTTGGATTTAATGGTAAAGTTGGAACAGCAATAGATTGGTTGGGTTTTGTATCAGAATTACCAACAAGACTACTTATGGGTTCTGATGAATTATTTAAACAAATGAATTACAGAGGAAGATTATTTGCATCAGCAATCGATAATACTTTAGAACTTGGTTTAGATATTAGTTCAAAAGAAGGTAAAGCAAATATAGATAAAATATTTAAAGAAGGTTTTGATAAAAATGGAATGGCAAATGTAAAAGATAATGCAATAGCAGCTGAAGCATTGCAACAATCAAGAATATCTACATTTACCAATACATTAGAAGATGGAAGATTTTTAAATATTGGTGGAGCATGGCAAAAGTTTTTACAAAAAGCACCATACCTAAGATTCTTATCTCCTTTTGTTAGAACTCCAACAAACTTATGGAGACAATTTGAAACTCGTATTCCTGTATATGGTGGATTTACAAAACCTATGCGAGACCTTTGGAGAACAGGAGATCGAAGAGCAAGAGCTGAAGTTTTGGGTAGACAAATATTTGGAACTTCTGCTGCATTTTATGCTTATCATTTAACTCAATCTTCAGTTACTGATAAAAATGGAAATGTATATCCAAAGATTACAGGAGAAGGACCAAAAGATTTTAATGTTAAAAAAACATGGTTAAATAATGGATGGCAACCTTATTCTATTGCACAACAAAATAAAGATGGAAGCATAACTTATAAACAATACAATAGAATGGATCCTCGATTTTATATCTTTGGAATTATGGCAGATATAAATGAAAATAATTTAAACATTAACGATGAATCAAAAGGAAATATGTTTGCTGTTGCAGTTATTTCTGCAATGAAATCTGCTACCAATAAATCATATTTAAGAGGTATATCTGATGGTATGGAACTTATTGAAAGACCTACTGTAGAAAATTTTGAAAAATATTTTGGTAGACAAATAGGTAATGCAATTCCTTATCAAGCATTAATAGGTCAAGGTATTCCAGGTATTACAGAATATGATTCTGATATGTTAGAAGCTAGAGGATTTGTTGATGAAATTATTAAGAAAGCACCATTTATAAATAAAACAGAATATTTAGAAGTAAGAAGAGATATACTTACAGGAGAACCTATTGAAAGAACTCCTAATGCAATATATTTTAATCCAGAAGGTGGATTATCATTTTTAGGATTAACACAAGGACCATTTTTAGTTGGAAGAAAAATAGATGTTAAAGATGATCCTGTTACATTAGAGATTGCAAGATTAAAAGTATCTTTGCCAGATCCACCAAAAATTAAAGAAAGAAAAGTACAACTATTAGATTATAAAATTGATGATCAATCTGCTTATGATTATTGGATAGAAAGAATTGGTAAAACAGAAATAAGAGGAATAAATCTAAAACAGAAATTAGATCAAACATTTAATTCTTTAGCTTATAAAAGAAGAAAAGAAGGAGATGAAGATTTTGATGGTGGTAAAGAAAAAACTATTCAAAAGATATTTCTTGTATATAAAAAACAGGCTTATAGTGATATGCTTAAAAAATATAAAGAAGTAAATGAAGCTATCAAGGAAGCTAAGAAAGAGAAATATGGATTTTTAAAGCCTATGAGATTAGGAGAAATTAAAGAAGAACCAAAAGAACTATTGCCTAGAATGTAAATTAACTATATAGAGAATTAAATATGACAATATCATCTACTACAGTAAAGAACTCCTACGCAGGTAATGGTACTCTTGATACCTTCAACTACACATTCAAGATCTTTGCTGACACAGATTTACAGGTTATCATTAG